AAACCTAATGCATTAGATGCCATACCTACAGCACTTATGTCCCATGCTTTGTCCCATAAAGAAGGTCCACTCTTAGTAGGTTTAGATTTAGAGGCAATTTTAGGTTTAGGTTTACCTTTAACAAGTCTTCTAGTTTCGCCATCCTTCATTCCTTCTGCTTGCGCATCGAATTCTGACATTTCTTCAGCAATCTCTCTTTCTACATCGGTCAGTTCTTCACCAACCACTTTACCTTTAACAAGTCTTCTAGTTTCGCCATCCTTCATTCCTCTTGCATTATACTCTAGTTTGGCCTTAGAATCTGCTGCCTGCTCAGACCTACTATTGCCAGGACTTCTTGCTGGTTTTCTAAACTCTTTCCACTCTTCACCTTTCTTATATTTCTTTTTATTTTTTGCTACCTTTTGCTCCGGTTGTGATTCTTTATCCGACTCTGAAGTAGTAAAACCTAATGCATTAGATGCCATACCTAAAGGACTATTATCCCAGGCATTGGCCAAGGAAAACCCTTTCTTCTTAGTGGGTTTAGAGTTAAGCATTCCCCCAGCACCGCTACCGGCAATTTCTTTGCCCAGTTTTTTCTTCTCCGCTTCAAGTATTTTTAGTTCACTTTGCGAATCTTCGACATCCTTGGCAGTCTTATTAGCATAGTTGTTCCGCTCTTCGGAACTCATTCTTTTGCCGCCCTTCTTAGTCCTCAATTCATTACGCTCACGCATTCCCCCCTGGGTGAGTTCAGTCATATGGACTTCATCATCATCAGTTTTCATCATGGTGAACTGACCCATGTTTGAGTTTGCTCTTCGATTTACTTTCCGCGCAAGAGTCTTTTCCTCTTTGATTACTACTTTTTTCTTCTTGATTTTGTCGTCAATCTCACCAAACTTTTGGATTTCCTTGAGTTTTTTCATGTCCTCAGAGGACCAATCGTCATAGTCAATTAAATCTTTCAGTGCTTTCTTGTTTAACTTCTTAATACCTTCCCAATCAAGAATTTCAGAATTGCCTATTACGTCATGGTCAACTAATCCTGCCTTTACACAGGCATCGAACGATTTCTTAGCATCATCTGTTCCACGCATACTATCCCAAAGCATATAACCACCGGCACCAAGTGCGGCAGCACCAAGAACTGCGGCACCAACTGGATTCGCCATTGCTAGTCCAGCAACTGCTCTTCCTGCCATTCCTACACCTTTAGCAACCATCCCAGCACCTTTCTTAACACCTCCAGCAACCATCCCAGCACCTTTCTTAGCAAAATTAGCACCCTTACGACCTGCTTTTTTTACTCCGCCCTTTTGTGCCCAGTCTTTCGTGTCAGCATATGACCTCTTTGCCATTCCCCGACCACCGTCTTTCTTTAATTCTTCGCCAAAGCGCATTGCTTTTTTGACTGGTCTCTCTACTGATTGACGCATTAAAGGTGACGGGCCAGTAGAAAGCATTTTTGGGGTGAATGCTTTGAATGGATTTAATCCCTTCCATCCCTTACCGCCTGCTTTGAATGACTTGTCAGAACGAGTCATTTGTTTCTTGTCATTAGCAAGTAATTTCTTCAGCGATGCATTGGCCTCTTTACCACCGAGATCCTTCATGTTGGTCTTAGAATCTCTTCCTTTATTCCACCATTTAGAAGCACCATCTTTGGCATTAGATGCTTGTCTATTTACACCCTGTTTAAATAAGTTTTGTGCTGAACCCTTCTTATTAGACCACTTGTTAACATCAGATGCTTTTTTAGATACGCTATCCTTCATCTTAGATGCGCTATCCTTCATAGAAGAATATTTTCTTTTAGCAGATTCCTTTACTTCATTATATTTTTTAGTTACGCCGCTTTGTTCACCAGCAGTTGTAGCGGCACCTTTCAGTCCTTTGCCCATCATCAAGGCACCAGCACCACCAACAAGACCACCGAATAATCCTTTTGCAATGGATTTCACTCCACCCATCAAACCGCCCGAGTATTTTGATGTACGTTTCCTCTTCGCGGTTAGGTCCTTGAGGATTGCAGTGAGTTTGGCAACATCTCCAAAATCCTTCGAGTGCTTGTCGCCAATGCCCATCTTCCCTGCTTCAAGTTTTCGCACTCTTTCAAGATAGTCTTTGCGATCCTTTGCTTTCTGTATTTTAGCATCTAATGCTCTATCTCTTTTCCCTTGATCCCATACTCTATCGGCCATGTCACCAAGATATGAAATTCCTTCAAATAATGCGGTCTTGCTGTCCACAATAGCATTTTTTATCTCACTATCGCTGTCACTACCATCTAATCTTCTGAACTCTCTTTCAACCTCGGCGGAATAAGTTTCTCCTGTATCTTCTTTATATTGCGCATCTTGATTTTTCATGAAACCGACAGTACGCTGATATGTCTCTGCTCTATCATTCGACCGAATAACATCGCCATCGCTCATCGGTCCATGCTTGCCCTCGAAGTCTTTGTTCCTGGACGGAGCGGCAGGTCCAACGAAATCTATTTCTTCTGCACGTGGATCGTAGTTCCTAGGTATTATGTAGTTGTTGTTATCTCTACCAAGGTCTTCACCGTCAGGAGTTGTTCTTTGTTCTTGCTGTCTGTCGGCACGTTTAGCATTAGATTCCCTTTCCTCATCTTCCGTAGAAATGCCTGGGCGTACCCGCTGCCACAGTTTAGAGGCGGCACCTTTTATCTTAGATCCTTTACCCTGACCTCCTGCCGCATTGCCGTTTTTAAGAGAAACCTTAATACCTTGTAATATTTCATTCCGCGAATAGTCACTCTGTTCAATGGAATTTCGAGTTGCTTCCGCCTTTATTTGGTCCTCATGGATAGTTTTTCGGCCACGGTCATCACCATAATAGGCCTTCGTGTCCATTCTCCACTGCTTCATCGACATGAGTAGGCCAGTGGCGCCCTGGGTATTGTTCGTGGATTGAAGTTTGGAATCTTCTGTATTGAACTTTTGTTGGTATTTACGTCCAACAAGGTTTGCCCGGTTCTGCAAATACTGAGCGGCCTGCTCCATGGAAGCAATTTGTTGCATTACCTTCAATGACGATGAAATGCCGGTAAGGATTTCCGAATTGCTATCAATACTATTTGAAATTTTCTGTAATAATTTATTACTCAACTCAGAACTTGAATTGACGCTTGACACAGAAGAGGATAACTTTGGGGAATTGTCCGACCCAGAAGTGCTGGCAGACGTATTGCTTCGAGTCGCAACCCAGTCGCCAACCATGCCGCGATTGCCAGTTTTACCCGACCCCGTACTTCTTAATTTACTTCTCTTCTTTGCCATTGCGCATTCTCTTTTTTAAGTTAGTTATCACTGCGGTCTTTTTCTTCTTGTAAATATTGTAACAGTAATGAAATATATATCTCCCGTTCATACGGAAGCATGTGGTCTAAATCGTACAGAGAATAATTGTGATGTTGCATGAGTTGAAAGTTAGTCTTATAGTGATTTATAAGACTATCGGTTCCCTTCATGCTAAATCGAAAAAATCCTCTAACCCCTCAATAACGATATCCTGTTTGAATCCACACTTGGGACAATCAAACTTTAACACATCTCTTAATTTTGGTGTATTATCAAAAAATTTCTTAACCTTTTCAAATGAACTTTCGTCCATACTCTCAATAAATGTAAGCAATTCTTTTTTAGTGGTTTCTGATCCTTTGTAAATTGTGTCTGCATCAAAAATATAATCAATAGAGTCTACCATAACCCTAAACATCCGATCAACTTCATTTTCAATTTGGTCATGTGCAGTAGAAGTTGCAGAATCTAAATGTTTAAATTGTACGCCCACAGTTTCATTCATCATAACCTTACTGTAATCTTCTTTAGGGAAGTCTACATCAACTTTACTTAAATCCACTTCTATTTCAACATCAGTATTACACAAGTCGCCCTTGTCGTCTTTTTGTCTACAAGTATATATTGGTTTGACGATTTCTCCACGACTCTTTGCACGAATATTTAAAAATAAATATTCTAGGTCAAATTCTGGCAGAGTGCCCAATTTAATTTTGCTAAATGTACATTCCTTTATTACAGTGAGTGTACTGTTCCTAATTGCTTCATTTTGCTCTTTATCACCCATTTTACTTGAGGTTTCAAGTGCTGTCAATAAAACTCGCTCTTCCTTAACTAAGTAAGGTCTATATCTAACTTTATCACCTGTGCTAGGTAAATTCAGCGAGTATTCTGGTGTAACTAATTTTGGTAGTGCCATAATGTTTCATCCTATATTAAAAAAATTGTATATACATGTTTATACATCAGTCATGTGTGAGAGTGGTATAAAATGTCTAAAGTTCATCGTAACAGTAAATTCAGAAATAGCACCATCACCCCATGATAGTTCTACTGGGCCCATTGCTGTTGGAAAACAATCCTCCAACTGTGCTTCATAGTGCGATGTTCCTATCGAATTATATGTTATGATATTCGCCGTGCCTGTGTATTCATCATAGTATCTGGGTCGCCACATTGCCGCGGTGTTGTCGGCAGTCTGCTGGGAAGTTCCATGCATCCAATTCATCCATGCCGAGAAGAAATTGCGTTCTCTCATATCTTCAGAACACAATACAGTCCAAACAGTGGGTTCGAATATTGTTTCATTTACTATTTTGTATACTGGTCCAAAGCGTTTATTGTCTAGAGTGCCAACTTGCATTCCAGGCAACTGTGCAGATTTGACTCGCATCTTGAGCATGTCAGTTGCGCCCAAACCACCGTCGTAGGAAATCCATCCACCCTCACCAGCACCGGCAGATATTGTGACCTCAAAAAGGTTGTTTTTTGAAAATCCACCCTTTGCTTGTTTTGAAAAATCATCTACGCTAAATGATGCCATTTCTATTTACTCCAAACTGATTTTGCAGAAGCGCCGGTGAATTTCTGGTAAGGCATATAAATGACATTTTCCCATTCGGATGGTCTTGCTTCCAGTAGTGATGTTTTAACGTGTCCATATAAGTATTTATGTATCATTTTGTCAGCACCACGAACATTTTTTATTGCGTTCCAACTGACATTAAAGAATGCTTTTCTGCTGAAGTTTTCTGGGTCACCTTTCTCTGTAGAGTATTTAAGCAACTGTCTTAGAAACTTCTCTCTTTCTATAGGTGATATGTAATGAAAGTTGAGTCCTAAAAACCCATCTTTATGTACGTCAAGCACAATGATAAGAGGAAACTTATCCCAGTAGGGTAAGGTCTTTTTATGCTTTGCATCATATCCGAATGTATACATCTTCCCTGGAGTCAATCGACTCTTTGCAGTGAATCCTCTTGCAGACTCACCAACTTTTGCTTTGAACCAAGCGGCACTCTTTTTACTTTTCTGAGACTTAGATAGTACACGTTTAGGAGTTAATGCGCGTTTAGTCAGTTCTGCACCCATTGCTTTGCGCGCCATCTGACCAGTCTTTCCGCCCGGACTAATTTTACCCCATTGCGCGCCTAACCAGCGATAGTTATTTCGGTCGCTTCCCTTGACTTCTGTTCCGATCGGTATGCTTATTTTTGCCCT